CTTCAGCCTTGTCTTCTCCGTAAAGCTGATCCTTCGCTTTGTCCAAATCTACTTCCTTACCTTCTTCTTCCTTGCCTTCTTCCGTAGTTTCTTCCTTGCCTTCGTCTTCTTCTCCACCGTCAGTAAGCGTTTCAAATACTTCTTCTTCCTCATAACGAACCTTATTTTTCTTCATCTTTTTCCTCCTGATATTTATGTTCCGAAAACATTAATTCATGGTCTTTCGGACACACGGATAATATTTTATGTAACAACCTCAGCCCTGCAGCCTTATCTCCTGCATTCCTCGCATGAATGTAAGGATCAGCGTCAAACGCATCCCTGTAAACCCCACATTCAGATAATAGAACCCATACAAGATGCCTCCCACCTTTGGTATTCATTACCTCTCCTACCGATGCCTTCTCTTTAATAGCCTCTGCCTTACGATAGGCTTCTTCTTTCTCTATGTCCTTATTTTGGTCTTCTATCCCTCTGTTGTCTTCCATTATGTAGGCTGTACTCCTGCAAGCTGTTCAAGCGCATTACCAGTACCAACCGGTGCATTGGCAAGGTCTTTTGCTGCTTTAGCTGCTGTGGCACCTGCCTCAAGCGCCATCTGATTATTAATTAATTGAGCTTCTGCCTCTCTAATCACCTTTACATCTTCGTCAGACCTTACGATGTTGGTAGGCACATCAAGTATTTCTCCAGCTTCATCTGCTGCTTGGTCAAAGTCGAATTTATCAACCACGTTTTGTTTAAGTTGCGCCCACAACCCGATAAGACCACTAAATCGTTCCATATTGCTTATCGCTGAAATCTTCTGAGCCTTTGCAAGAGAAGACACATATTCTATCTCTAAGTCTTGTCCAACAAGATCTTCAGGTGGTTCCGGAAGGACACCTGCTTCTTCTGCGATGAATAATACTCTTTCTATGAGAGGATTAAGGAAGTCTTCATTCAGGCTTTCAAGTACAGGTCCCAACATCAGAAGCCTTTCCTTGTCTATCTGGAAAGCCACTTCAGCCTTCATGTCCTGTGGTCGATTGTTCGCCTGAATAGCAAGGAACATATTAACAAAGAAAGCGTCCTTGATACGCTCTTCGATCTGCACATTGTCCTCTATAATGTCTCCAAGCGGTACCCTGACATCGTACATAGGCTTTATGCCATCACCACCACTAAACGGAGTCACAAATGTAACCCCACCTGGCACGTTCATAATCCTCTGATTTTTGAGGTCAGAAGGTGCCTGTAACGGAGGATTCAGGTTCCTGTCAAGCCCTGCAGCCTTTCTAAATGTTCCTGCCTGTAATTGTTTCGCATCACCAAGAGCCATATAACCTGGTGAGTCTGTACCGTATGGATCTGAAGCATTGACAGACCAACGAGAAATAACATAAGGAAATGTATCAAAGCCGGAAATGTTCAAGAACCCTTCATCTGCCCTTGTGCCTTCCTCATAATAAACGCTCCTGTATGCCTTATTCTGAGCATCAATCATATCGGGAATACGGTCATCATTAGGCTCAACGGCATGAATCACCTTTATCTTATGGTCAGGCTTTATATCAGCCATCCTTATAGTTTCACGTGAAACATTTTCTTTTCCGAACTCCTCTATTAGCTGAACAGGAGTCTTCCATATCCTTCTGTAGAGAACATCGACAACCCCTCTTGAATTCGTGGCTATCCAGTATTCTCCAACCGTATATGTGTCGAACCGTACAATATCCTCAAAGTCAGCCATTATGGACATTGGAGAAGTAGCGAACACTCCTAATTCATAATATGATACGGCAGCCATCGGGTAGAAGTTTGACTGATTAAATATCTGATATGTCCTCTCTTCGACTCCTCTTAGATATGCTCTGACATCATCACGCTCCATAAGACCACGATTCGCCATAGCCATCCGGAACCAGGGACGAGAGGAGCTTGTTACCCCTGCTTTCATTCCGGCACCAAATGTACGAGCAGAAATAGAAGGCACTCCATTGTATATTTTAAGGTCTTTTCGCTGACCACGCTTACCTTCATCTTCAAGGAAATTCCCTCGATTCGGAGCTATATAGTCTCTCAGGTCTTTGAGAGGTCCCTCATGTGGCTGTCTGATATTCTTCATATCAACGAGCCTTGTATCGAATTTCTTCCTTAAATCTAAATTTTTTATATGTGGCATAATATCTCCTGGAATAAAGGAGTACCGGCAGAGGCTAAGTACCAGCACTCCCCAACGCTTCGGAAAGGAGTTAAGGAAGCGTTATCCCAATAAAGTTTTTTTAGCTGTATTTGCAATATCACTTAATCCTGCATTACCTGTCACTAATGTACCTCCTCTTGAACGCCCTAAATTCCTTCTCTTCTTATCAGCCTGTGCATCATCCGCAACAGAAATAGAAGTAGGTGTTGTAGGTCTTCTCGGTGTTGTTGGAGCCGGTACCGTATTTGAAGTTGTCCCTGTAAATACAAAATCGCTTGAAAGAAAGCGACTTTGTGGATCATGCGTACCAAATAAGATAGACCTATTCCTTACACTTGAATTAGCAGCAGCCTTAAATTCAGCTTGCTTTGCCAGATCACTTCTTCCTAATTGTTCAAATATGATAGACGCAGCTTCTTGTGATGTCCTGCGATCAAAGAGAAAAATTCCAGTTCCTAAATTCTCACCAGCAGTCAAGCCTCTTACCAATTCTGCGCCTGACCTATGTTCTAAGTCCAAAAACCCTTCCGGATTCCCCCTTGTAATAGGAAGATTAATACCCTGAGCAAACCTTGTGCTACCTTGATGGTAAAATGCCGTTCCAAAAGGTTCGGCAATCAGAGTACCAGTACCTCTAGCCCTATTTGTCCTGGCAATATTAAAAGCATTTTTTTCACCTGCCGTTGCTGTAAAAGCAGCAAACTGACCTGCTCTATTTCTTCCTCCTGCCATACTATGCTCCTAATAAAGTTTTCTTCTCTATATTTGCGTCTGTCTCAAGACCACTTGGACCGGTTATTAGAGTTCCACCCCTTGTACCTGCAAACTGCCTTGCCCTTTTCTCAACATCAGATTTAGCCTTCTTAACGCTTGCATCTGCTAATTTCGGCTGTGATGGAGTAGCTGGTGTCGGCTGTGGTGTTACTACTGGCGGTGGCGGTAATGGTGCTGGCGGTGGTATTGATGGTCCCCCTCCTCCTACACACATATAGAGTCTCCTTAGCAAAAGGATACTATGGATTGCATTCCATATAGATATTTTCCATACCCTATAGCGATATTTTTTCGTGGTGTCAAGAAGAAAATGCGAAATATTTTCGTGGTTGGTGTGGAAATGCGAAAAATTTTCGTTACTGGTGTGTTATTTTGTCGCAGGAATTGAGAAGGGATCGAACTTGTCTACAACCTTCCCCATGCCATCATTTCTCAATCCAAATGTCGGTGCGACATCGTATGAGAAACTAAGTGCGAGAGATGTTCCAAAGTCCGGAGAAGGCAAGCCTCTCTTCTTCATGGAGTCTACACTCTCCAAGACCTTCTTGCTACTGGTTGGTGTGTAATCGTACATCGGTGATGACAGGTCTTCTTTGAGTCTTTCGTGGTTAGGTATGACTCCACCTGCCAAGAGCCATTCATACATCTTGTCCCACATTTCAATACGTTTGTTTAGATAGAGGTCTTTACGGTCTGCAGAACCACCTTCATCAACTTCAATAACATTAAAGCCTAACTGCCTGAGCCTGTCTATTACGCCCTGACCGCCTCCTGAACCAATAATAATGGCATCTGCACTCCATTCATGCGCTATATTGGCTACAGTACCGGCAAGCACCATATTATCGACTTTAGCGAATTCTATGGGTTCAAAGGCGATTAAACCCTGTCTTTTCTGAATCACGGAGAGGTCATCGCCAAACCTGGCAACGTCAACGGTAAGGATCTTCGCTGAACCTGCAACGTCCTCTGTTTTCATGGTACGGTTTGCAGCCTCTTCGACTGTGCCGTATCCGATAAGCTGATTGGAGCCGGTCCTCGGGAACTGACCTTTTACCTCTACCCTGGCAACATCTGAGTCCTCACCATGCTTCTTGATGATTTTATCGTATATGGTCTTATCGGTGCCTTCTACGCTTCTTGAGTCAATAAACCGTGTATTCCAGTAGTCCTTATCCTTGTGAAAGCAGTCAAAGAACGCTCCCTGTGATCTACGAGGGTTTGACATCACCATCCAGAATCGGAGAAAGATAGGCTCGGTAAAGAAGCCCTCTGATACTGTCCAGATTGAAGCTGGTATGTTACTGCCTTCATCAAAGAGTAATACCACGCCATTTTCGTTATGGACACCAGCAAATGCGTCTGGATTCTCTTCTGACCACAACTGAGCCTGAATGTAGTAATATGCCGTATCCTTCTTCATGTTCTCACGGAGCGAAACGTCAAACCATTTCGCAGGTTTCAGAGTAGTCGCTGTACGCTCAAACCAATGATTGTTTATCGACATGGTGTGCCATTTACCCAACTCAGCCCATGTTCTAGTGCGTAGCTGTTGCTCTGTGTTGGCTGTCATAATAACGGAACAGCCTACCCACGTTGAAGCAGCCCAATGTGCTATCCATGCAAATAGTGTGGTCTTTCCAGTACCACGCCCTGAAGAACACGCAAAATTATATGGAATAGGATCTAAACCTTCATTTATCCTGCGCTGATTCTCGATATTATGCTTTCCGATTTTGACAAGCTCTTCCATTTGCCATTTTCGGGGACCTTTCTTATTGACAAGAGGAGTACCCTGCTCTCCCCAAGGATAAGCAATCATAACGAACTTTGCAGGTTCAAGCATCATTTCCGGAGTTATTATCAACTCCATAAGTTGCTTTTCCTTCTCTGGAGTGTATTTCATTCCTGAATCATTCATGCGTAAGCCCTTAAAATAACGTCTAAATCATCTAGTTCGCAGTCTTCGTGTATCTCATGTTTCATGTCATTTGGTATGAGGAATTGAACAGGAGAGTTCGCACAGAAGTAAATACGCTCAGTCTTCGCATATTCGCCAGTCCATAACTGCTCATGGTACGGACATTCGTTACAGGAGTCCACTTTGAAGAATTTACTCACGGCAACCTCTTTCCCTCTTGAATAAGCCTTTTAATGTAATATTCCTTTGCTTCATCGACTTCTTCCAGACAATGCACAACCGCTTCTTTCTGACTTCCATCAACCTTCGCTCCACACAGCCGGTAATCAGGACCACCTAACAAAGAGCCTGTTTTCGGCATTTCCTTGACTATTCTGAAGCCCAATAAGAGTAAACAGTCAAGAGCGTCAAGTCCCCATCCTGGAATGTGTTTTTTTTCAATATCCATCAATTATGTCCTGGTTTAAATATTCTCGATACCTCTATATTGCCAAGAGCTTTCTTGACTTTCTGAAGGTTGTCAATAAGTAAATCTACGTCTTCGACTCTTTCAAAACAGAGGCGTATCTTGGCGTGGATCTCGGCTGATGTCTTGCCCTGCATATCCTCGATAGTCCCTTCTACCTTATCACCTAAAAGAACACCGGCATATTGAGGCTTGTCTACCGGTATGACGAAATTCCCCATAACTATCTTCTCTCCACCGAATAATACTGCCTGAGCGCCATCATCATCTGTAAAGAACATATTATTCCCCCCTAAACTCCCTTATATGGTAGCCCTGTAAATCAACAATAGTGAGTCCCAATATAAAAATATCGTCTTTTAAAACCTTGTTTTTCTCTTTAAGCCCGTCTATTTCTTTTCTTAGTTCTTGTATCTCTAAATTGTTTAGCTTTACACCTTGTTCCCAAGTATGCGCTTGGACGTAATTAGTGGGCTTCCCGAATGCACCAATAGTACAAGTTGATAACATAAATAATATGGGAAGTCCAAATAGTACCAGTTTCTCTTTAAAAGAATATTCGCTCATTTCGCTCCCTCCTCATAAGGTCTTGCTTTTATAACAATATTGTTATATTTTTCAATATAATTACTCACATCTTTACTTGAAAGCTGGTCAAGGGAGAGATATGCGTCCCTGAGCATGGCTGCCGAATGATACTCTCCAGGATAATATTGCTGTACCGTTTCTGCCGTATATATAGCCTTTGTGAACCATTTTACGATTTCGTCCCTGTGAAGATTCGCCTTAGCTGCCTTAATCGCTGTCTGAAGGTATGTAAGAGCCAATACGTTCCTATAATTGAGGACATAAGGATTAAAACGCACAGCTTTACGACACTCTTCAATATGTTCGTCAATCCTGCCATGATACTTGTGCCTCATAGCCTTATTAAAGTGATAATCAGCCATGTGCCGAATACTCGTAAGTAGGACCAATAGTATAACCGCCAGAATGATGCACGACCTCAAAATCATAATCTTTTTTCGCTTGAACAACAGTCATCCCCATTAACATCCAGAATAAAGGCGTTATGCCTATGCCTCCAAAAGTAAACATATTCTGAGCCATGTACGCTACCACGCATGAACTAAGTGTAATGACCATAAGGTCTTGCCTGTTTTTATAGACCATGTGAAAGTATATCACAATGATATACAACCACGCAAGAAGCCCTATGATACCCTGTGTTGCCAGTACCTCAAGAATGGCATTATGCGCCCTGTTGTTGTACCTGTCCTCGTCTTTTTTGTATCTCTTCTGATAGTATTCCGAATACTTGTACGCCAGATTATCCATCCCGATCCCGACCACAGAATTGTCTTTTATTATGTCCAAGCAGGTCATAGCCATTTGAACACGGTACCCGATATTGCCTTCCATGTTCCACTCCTTGTACTCGGCTTGAAACCTCTTAATCGGACTATTCGGCATGAACACATTCAGCCCAATGATAACACCAGCAAAGATGGTAATGAAAATATATCTATGGCAGTTTGTACGAACTTTTATTCGTATAAACGCTAACACAAATAAGTATATCATCGCCACAACCAATCCGATAAATCCTGCTCTCGTCTTTGAAAGAAACAAGGCGTACATGAGAAGCCCTGCAACCGGATAAAGCCAGTATTTGCCCTTCATTATGCCGTATATCACAAGAGGAACTGTCATAGCCATATAAGCGCTAAAGAAGGTTGGATGCCCGAATGTAGCCGATGGTCTGCCGTCATATCCGAAGTCAATACTCCAATTATAAGGATCGAGGTTGGAATACTGGATAAACGAATACACAGCAGCTACAGATGCCGTAATTATCACAGCATTAAGGAATTTCTGTATATCCGACTTCTTTACGAACTCTACAACGGCATAAAAAATAACTATATAGACCACCAGCGACATAAGCCCTCCGTAGCGCTTATATGTGCCAGCAAAGCTCACAAATGGATGTATGGCGAATACAGTTGCGATTATGGACGAAAATAAGACTGCCAGGACAGGATAGGTTAGGATGTTTCTGTGGGGAACCGTCCCCCTGACAGCCCATATACCAATGAGGATGAAGGTCAATATATATACAAAGGTAATCTTGCTCAAGTCAAACACGCTGTATATGTTCGGAGCAATGAAAAGAGGAGCGCCCACCGTGATAATCAGGAGGATCGATATTATGGTTTTATTCATAATTTTATTGAATATTTACCGATCTTCATACGCCAAGTAGCCATATCATACTCAATATGAGCATTAATTCTTGTGTAATTTCCTAAGTGTCCTATGAGTAGATGACAGTTGATTCCATACTTTTTATTTTCACATAATGTTGTCAGGTTTTCTTCTTCAAGTTCCAAGTCCGGTCTATAATGAAATGGCACCTTATGGTGAACTTCAACTTTCTTCTTGGAGCCACACACGAAACATCGAGGATATTTCTTAATAAATGCACCACGAACCTTTCTCCATTTAGGCGATCTCTTCGCACCCTTCGGAGCCTTGCCGGTCATTCTGTCAGTTAATTGTTTGATTATATCCATAATTTTAAAATATGCCGGTGGCTATCTCGGCTTCCTGTTTCTTTTCTGCTTCTCGCTTTTTAGCCTTTTACATTCAACACACCTGCATCCCCTATCATAAGCATTAACAGAAGGATGTGTGAGGATCTTGCCCTTATCTGGCTGTCTTGATACAGAAATATTACAACTTAAATGGCTAAACGCAATATTGTTTAAATCAAAAAATAGTTCGACAGGGTTTTCGCTGTCCAACCAGGGAATAATATGCTCAATGCTCAACTCGTCTATTGTCTCGATTATTTTACCACACCTACAACAGCTATCTTTATTGCATTGTCTTAAAAGAGCAAAAAGAATTGCTTTTCTAAGTTTGCCTGATGCTGTGCCTAATGGCATTCCCAACTGCACAGTCTTCTTTCTATTTGCTTTACTCATTTCTGTACCTCCGTACTTATGAGTATTAAAATTATAAAAACCGGTGACCGGACTTGAACCGGCACTCCCTATGGTGTTACCTTCCCAAGCAGAACCATAGGCTCAATTAAGAGGCTCTTATCATTAAGCTACACCGGCTCTTATGCTTTTTTAGCAGTATTTGGTACCGCCTGCTCTGTTCCCAACAGACCACAGGAGCCACAGCCCACCTTATCACCTTTAAGCTCTTTGCAGTCAATCCAGAGCATACAACTATCACCATAGCAGCCTTTATCCATCAAAGGACATTTAAGATTTCCCACTTCAGTATGATGCACAAACTTCCCTTTTAATTTAGCCATCTTCTCTATCCTCCTCGTTTTTCATAAGCATTCCATTAATCCTCACCGGATGTTGCCAAGGACCAATAATCTTTAACTCCTCCTTCAAATCCTTCCTCTCGTCTGGATCGAGCCATATCACATTTGGAGGCTTACCATGCTCTTTAGTGTAATCACGCTTGTACTCAGCTATCTTCTGACAAAGACTCTTTTTTCTTGGATTGAATATCATGGTTCAGTTTCTTCAACCGGCTAATCTGATTTTCAACAATTTCTAAATGGTGTAACAAGTCTGAAATATCTTCCCTGAAACCCCTGGCATTAGACTCCAATATATCAATTATTGATTCCAAGTCTTCTTTGCTAATTATCATTTGACCTTCATCTTCCTGTTGGTTTCGTACTCTTTGCACCAATCATCCGGTGATCTCTTTTCGTATTTCGGGTACCTCCTGCAATCCTTCTCCTTAGATTCCCAACACATACAGGTCCGACAACATGATTTCTTAGGCATTACATTTCTCCTTACCTTTTTTTAATTGGTTAGACTTCTTATGAATAAAGACACAACACACCTTACACCGATACCCGATGCCTACATCGTCCATTTCCTCGTTAAAGCACTTATCATGCTTTATTTTGACCGTACCGCTTTGAACTGTAATCACGCTTCGACTTCCACAATATCGCCAAGATACGCTGCTCCGAGCAGAGCTATATCACCGCCAAAGTCTGCAGGTGTAAATTCATTACTCGGTGTTGTCTCTGTCAATAGTCCCATCCTCTGATATGCCTCTGCAACAAGCTCAGAACAGAACAGGCTACTCAGATCCTCTTCATTCTGTCCAAGTGGTCCGTCATAAGCCGATTTTAAAAGCTCAATCTTGCTCTCCTCATACGGTCTGCCCTTTACCTCAGCCCTTAATTCAATGAGTCCCTGTTGGTTGAAGCCTCCCCTGCCTTTCACCTTCCTGATCCCTATTGATCCCTCATACGTCTTGATTCTCTCGCTCAGAGGCACCAGTTGTACGCCCTGTCGTGCTTTTCCGGTGCTTATATCCTTGAGCTTGCTCAGAGTAGTCGATTCCCACAGGAGCAGGGTATCCCACTCCTTAGACTTAATGACCATTCCCACATGACTCCAGGGAGACTTCGTGAACCACTTGATAATATTACTGATTCGACCTTTTCCGGAAAACAGCACAATATCACCTGTCTTCAGTTGACTCCTTATTTCTGAATACTTCATTTTCCCCCCTTGTCTTTAGATTTCGCATTTCTAATCCTGGCTGATGCCTTCGCACTCGCCACCGTCTTTCCCCTGCCTACTACCTTGCCTGTCTCCTTCTTGATGATTGCCTTCCCTTTTGTTATGAATGTCATCTTTTGCCCTCCTTGCTTTTAGCGTCAATGTATTAATAGCTGACAATATAGTTCTAAGACTTACAATTTCTTCTATGGCTTCTTCACACAAACTGCCAACGTAAAAATGTGATCTCTCTTTAGTTGCTTGTTTATGCAAATCGTATAATCTTTCTACTATATCTTCGATTTTTTCCTCCTATTAAATTCGACACACATTCTCTTGTATTCCTTTATCATTTGCTCTAGCCTCAATGTATTTTTTTCATGTATAACCAAACAGCATTTCTTCCATTTTCTACCACTACGACATGGACAGGGAACATTCCTGCCAATGTTATTCTGAGTATTGACTATCCTATATAATGCTTGAATCTTCTTATATAAGACTTCAGCCCTGAGCTTGCGTTTCTCCAAACTTAAAGGTTTTTCTTCAACTGTTGTCATACTATCCCTGACTCGACTAAACCGTTCACGACATTCTCTACGCCTTCCAACTCAGTCATTATGACTTCAGAGCTATTTGAAAGCCTATTGAACGAACCTGACGCTGTGGCAACCTCAATATTACTCTTTAGACTTGATTCCGGTCTTGGACATGAACCGTTTAATCTATCTGTAAAATCCTGTAACTTTTGCTTTACGGTATTCATACGAGTTCCAATACTATTCATTTTATCCGTTAATATATCCATCTGTGAAGCTTTTGTATCACATCCTGCACCATTACTCATAACGAACCGCCTTCCTCAAAAAAATTAAAATAACCTAATAAGCCATCTGGCTATAAAAAATAATATAGCACAAGACACCACTATTATACCCAAAAGAATCAAGTCAACTTTGGTGTCATTAGTCATCTTTTATCCAAAAATCCATCGGCTCAAATTCCATCGTGCCGTAGATATGCTTATAAACGCTCTTATTAGTAGTAATCAGTATAGAATCTCCATGCTTGAGCATTGAAATTATTTCCTCACCTTTAGGAAATTCCTTTACCAACTTAAAGCCTATTCTCGTTTTTACCGTCATTCCAGAGCCTCCCTGAAGCCCTCTAAAAGTGCTAAAATATGCTGATACTCAAAATTGTTTTTAGTAAACACACTTTCGTCTGACACAATGAACATCTTTAGCCATTCAATATCCCTGTCCACTTGCTGCCTCTGCTCATAAAGCTCCTCTATGGTCATTTTGGTAAATGCAGTAAATGGTATCTTCTTCTTGGTTTTCATAAATATTTAATCGCTCCTGGCAACTCTGTATTGACAGCCACCATCTTACCGTAATCAAAACAGGACTCATGGAATACGCCACACCTTTGACAATACAACTGAGTGTACTTATAATACCCTGTATCATGCTCTGAGGTCTTAATGTAATTATGTCCAAAAAAATAACAGATTAATTTCTTCATGGCATTTGCCACTCCGAAGAAACACTTAATTTCATATAGGTATGCTTGGTCGTAACGTAGCCGGCTCCTTTCGGAAGCTCGACAGTCTCCGATACAGGTAAGCCAAACTCATTGATACCGTCTATATGAACCCTCGTAAGCTCATAATTATCAGGATAAACCGCACCTGGTCCTAAGTTCATATTCGGATAGCCCTCTTCTTCAGGTGCAGCCTCGATTTTCGGCAGAGGTATCCAGGGAACCAACAAAAACAACGATATACTCTTTATAAAGGTTCTCCTATTCATTTAGTGCCTTACCCCTATAAACTGTGTCATGTAAAAAAGAATTAAAATAGATACTATTAAATTTGCCACATCTATCCAGAAGTTCATTCTATCCCCCCACAGGCATATAAAAAATAAATAAAAACGCCAATACCAATACTCCAAATATACATAATGAATATATCAGTATGTTCATATTCTCATAGTTTCATAAAAGCATTGGCTACATTGTAAAATATAAAAAATACTAATCCAAGAACTGCTATCTGGAATACAGCTTCTTTCATATAAGCCTCAACTTCCTTTGCATCCTTAACTTCTCTATTGCAACATCTACACATGACATTATAGAATCATTGAAATCAGGATTACGCCTCGCTATCTTGAACTCAGAGAATATCCAATAGGCATCGTCAGGAAAAAACCTTTGGTATAAATCTTTCTTTACCATTCTATATATATCACTCATATCAACCTCACGTCAAAACCCTCCATCACCTCCTAAAGAAAAAATAAAAAATTAGTGGGAGTAGGTACCTTGGGGGGGGAGGCGAGCCTGGATTTCTCCCCCACCCCCCCTGGATTATTATTGGATTGAGATTGATTCTTGATTTGAGATGAGTTTTTGATCTGGAAATCATCCATGTTGAACTTACCCATTGGATCGCTACCCCTACTAACTACAGGGGGTAACTGTCGTGTCTGATAAAAGGTGTTACGTTGTGTTCGCCTCTAAAACCTGCTCTTTTGGCTCTCCTAACCTGAGTGTTGAGAGCCTCTCCAGAGCCTTGCTGATGACAGGTGAAACGTCTAAGGTCTGCTTGATGTCTATGTCTAGCCTGTCTCCAAAGCGTTTTCTGTTCAGCTTAGAGGCAATCCATGTCCTAATATCTATTCTATTCTTAGCTTTTTTTGCGTCTTGCTCTGTATCAGCAATAACCATAGACTCCTCCACTATCGCCTCTGAGTGTGCTTGGAGTGCTATGTCGTAAGCCTCTCCGAACTCTGGAAAGTCTTTTCTCCATCTGCAAATGGTACGTCTTGACGGTAAATTCTTTTTCTTTTCTACCTGTTGAAGATTCATTCCAGAAGAATAAAGATCGAGAATTTGTTTTGCTCTCTCTTCATTATACTTTGTTGGTCGTGCCATTTTTTTTAATCCCTCATGCGTGTATGAGACAAAACTCGTTCCTGCTTTTACCTGCTCACCCTCTCTCTATGTTCTTTCTTTTGTGTATGTCTTGTTATTGTGTCTATGCTCTTGCTTGTTGAGTTGAGCCTGTGTTGAGTTGTGTTTGGTTATAGTTATTAGCTTGCAATTTCATTTGTTTTGAGTTCCTCCGGCTGAGTTTAATTTCCATTGTTTTGATGTTCTTTTTTTTTGTTTTTTCAAAGAGTTGTTTATATACCCCTATCCCCTCCCTGTCCTCCCTGCTATGATAGCATAATTTATAAGTTTGATTTGTAGTGATATGCGTTGATTTTGTCAAGCTCTTTTTTTTTGATTCTTTGTTTGTTTTGATTTGACCGAAATAAGTTGGATGGTTTAGTATGCCGAGAAATATTTGGAGGTCTGACGTTGGCTGTGAGTGAGCCGTTTTGGAGTGAATCCATTAAAAAAGCCTGAAAGCGTGAAATTGCCACGCCTCCAGGCAGAAACATATTTAGCTTAGAATTCGTCCTCGTAGATTTTAGAGGCACATTTCGGACAATATGTTTCTTTATGTATCTCCACCTTGACCTCTTTGGTTATGTCCCTGAGACACATCAAACAATAGATGTACTCGACTCCATTCATAATTAACTTATTCTTTTGAAACATCAGCATATTAACTGCCCTCCTGTTTAGTTGGAATAGAAACAAACTTCCTCAACTTTTCAGACCAATACAAATACTTCCCTGCAAAGTTGTGCTTTCTGTATGGCTCAAGAAGTCCTCGCCTCATAGTATCCACGCCTTTGAACGCTACCTCGTTGTTCTCGTATGCCTTGTAATAGGCATCAACATCATAAGGAAAGTCCTTTCTCACCTGACACTCAAGGCAAAAGCCAAGCTCGTTGCCTGTCTCACCCATCCTGTAAACTCTCTTACATAAAATGCAGGTGTCCTCGTCCTCTTCGTCCTCTGGAAATTCCCTGCATTTGTACTCATACTCAAGCTCGACCTGTTCCATAGTGTTATAACCCTTAAAACCTCCTCTAAGTAATTGGTCAAGCCCTGAGGCGTGGGTATCGTTTGAGAGGATAGTGTCCACGCTGTCCTCAACAAGTCGGTCAATCATGTTCTCACGCTTTACCTCGTCCATGAGTCCAAGTTCCTCTCTAATCCAAGACATAGAAGTACAAACGTCATCATACTCTCGGTCTTGTTCTGCTGTTGGTGGCTCTTCGTGTGCATGTTCTCTGTAAGCCTCTAACGCATCCCACACCACAGCAAGCCAAGACTCTCTATCTGCTTTTGTAAGTGTTATTGCCATTAATTATCCTCCTGTTCTTTTAATTTTGAAATTGGCTGCAAATCATAATCAAGCCGTCTCTCGTTTACCTCTTCCAAGTCCATTTGGTCTTCCTTAGTATAAAAGGTAAACCCACAGTCCAGACACTCTCCACTCCCATAAGGTCTGCCATTGTCTGAGGACACATTCATCTCTTCGTTACCACACTTCCAACAAGTAATATTATACGAGCAACTTCCCATTAGCTGACCTCCTGTAGTTTACTAAGTTCTGAATCAGAATAAAGCATCTTCAAGTTGTCGTACTCGTTCTTGACTGCATCATAAGTCTTTTTAGCTGAAATACTATCCTTGTTATATCCTGTGTTGTCACAAAAGAAGTTAAAATCTTCTGGATCGTTCTTTTCTAAACAAGCAAGCACATCATAGGCAGAAGGCTCTTTATGGTCTTTGTTTCTATCCCATATATGACCTTCACCAATCGCCATTGGTGGTCTGAATACCTTTGAAGGCTTACCGTTTGAGAGTTTATACGGCTTACCATTGGACACGCCTCTCTTATGGTTGCCATACTTCCAAAACCTTCCAGAGCAGTTAATGGACTGACCAAAGCGAAAAGAAAAAGACCTCTCTCCTCTCTTGAGTGTGATTTGGTAAATGTCTCGTTTATACTTATCACCGTCAAAGTGTAAGCCATACTCTATAAACTCCACCTTAAACTCTGTGTGTGTTACGTCCAAGAAGTCCAACGCTTGCTCTTCACCAAATGACAAATTCGTTGCCCTGCCTCCCTGCTCTATTATATCTGCAATAACCTTGTCCACCTGTTCCTCAATGTCGCTTGGTAGTGGTCTTTTGAGCCACTCTGAGCCGTATTTGTAAGGCTCTCCTGTCTCTGGATGTGGAACTATGTATTTGTTAGCTTTAAAACAACGAGGGAGGAAGTCACCGAGCAACCGACATGACAGGGTATAACTGTCAAGATGATTAAAACTCATTCCAAAACTTGTTTTCTTGCGTTCCTCAATTACTTTGTCCTGTTCTGGTGTTCCTGCGTTCATGTCGTTTAAGTGGTATGTGTTCCACATATCCAAGAGTCTTTGCTGTGGCTCGTTTGCAGGTTTGATACTGTCCTGACATTGACCACCACCTCCAACGTGAGAGCCTGACATAGAGAACTTGCCACCCTCGACACTAATTGAAACGGTGAACTTCTCACCATTTGCATCTTTAAAAGAAACATTTTTTTCCATCCGGTTTTCCTCCAATTAAATAAATTTAACACTCTCTTTCTGTACCCATGCACTCCCTGTCCCCTTGCCAAGTGGTTTTATTTTAAATCTGATGTTGCCGTAGAAATTTCCAACATCAACCACCATGACCTCAAACTCCAAGCCAGTTTGAATCCTGTAAAACGCCTCTTTATTGAGGTACTTCATATAATCCGACAACTTCAAACCCTCGCTTACCATGTCACCCTCCTTTATATAAGGTAGAAAAATAACGACACCAAACAATACACGAATAGAAAATAAACATAATACTTATAAAAGCCCAAATCCATTTTACCCTCCTATTATAAATTGAAATTATTTTGTCATGTCTTCGATCTGTTCCTTATTGCACTCGTAATAATAACCTCCTCCTTTGCCGTTCTTGATAACCTTTAACGCCATATATAGCCTGTGATACGTTGCAAAGTTCCAGTTTTCAAGAATTTTTGACAGTTCGACAGCATCACTAAACGGCAAGCCCTTTTTTTCTATAATCTTTACCATTTCAGTCTGTGTGTAATACTGCTTTTTTACTCTCGGCACTCTCCCTCACCCCCTCTCATAAGTAAAATGAAAAAAGTAAATACGCCCACACCCCCAATGGAGAGGCGTGGACATTTTACTCTATGTTTTATGGAATACTATCCTTTCCGAAAGTATGTCCTCAAGTTTGCAGGTCAGCCCTGTAGCATTATAACAAGCGTTTTCCTTGTCTCCATACACTCCTATATATACCTTGCTCGTCCTCCTCGTTGGAACTGTAACTCCACTCATACCATCTGTCATTAAATAGTGAGTGTTTTCTTTCTCGTCTATGTCGTAGAAGTAGCCGTCACAGTTGCCACCTGTCACTCCATAGTACCATCCCAACGCCTCAAGCCTCTCTCTGATCTCTTTCTCCTCCTCCTCTTCTGGCTTTAGCTTGTGAAACTCGCTGTCCTTGTTGATTTCTGCGTAGTGTTCCTCACACCAAATAGGATCGCTTGGATCATCTGTTCCAATATAAAAGGATTTGTCCCTCTCGTTAGTTCCACAGGACTCGCAAAAATTACCTTTAATAAGGTCAGAGTCAGCCGTGTAGATTTCTATAGGAAAATCAACATAGTGTGACTTGTCACTTGGACAGGGAAAGTATCTGTTGAAATATCCCTCAATAGCTATAGGTGTCATTTCCAACAACTCATCAACGCTTATAATGTCCGTCAAGACCTCCACGCCCTCCAACTCTTCGGCAGGTGTCCCACCCTCGCCAAATTGGATTACGTTTTCCCACTCGTCAAAGTCTCCAATCCTTACATCTAGCTTAATGTGACAGCCTGTGTCCTCGTCTGGCGTGTCGTCCTCGTTGAGCCTGTAGTCATTACGAATAACCACACCCTTTAAGCCTGATATGTCAACTGTATAATTACAGCAAACAGCATGGGTGTCAGGGGGAAGGATAACCCTGTCCCCCTTCTTTATACTAAAGACATCCACCGTTCCCCAACTCGCCCTTGCCCAACTCTCTACCACTCTTATTAACTGCTCTTGAGCCTCTTCCAGTTCAACACTTAAAACAGGCTCTATGTCTCCATCTACTCCTCTTAAATCCTGCATTTCTGCATATATCTTGGCAAGTCCCTGCCTGATTGTTTTTCCTGTCCTGTCCACCATGACCTCCTTTGTTAAGGTTAAAATTATACTAAACTCGTCATGCTGTTTGTCTGTTCGTCAATAACGCAACTGTGTAAATATACTTCTCTAAATGTCTTGCCACATTTACATCTGCCGTTCCTCTCTAGTGTCTCTCCACATCCTGCTACATAATAAAAAGGTATCTCGTTTCTGTTCTCCCACACTATAGACTCCCAACTGCATTCGTGGTCAGGCTCAACCAATATCTCTAATAAGTTCTTGCAGTCCTCACACACTCTCAGGGAGTACCCTTTCATGTCGTGTTGGAACTCGTACTCCTTTAGTGTCACGACTCCACACTTTTGACAACAGAACAAAGTCTGTAAAGCCTTTTCTAAAATTCTCTTTTTCTGTTCTTTTAAGTCCAACATTACACACCGTCCTGCTTGATGTCCTCGACTTTTTCTTTTGTCAATCCTAATGCTCTAAACTGCAACTCCCTCTCTATGCTCTGTTTGCTTGTCGTGTATGTCTTTCCCTCCTTGTCTAAAATTATGCAATTTTTTCTTGCGTTCCAGTTGTAGCCTGTGACCTTGTAGCCACCCTTTAACACCATGCCGAGCCATTCCTTTTTTACCTCTCCCAAGCTGACAGCCTCGTCCCAATCTTTTTTCTGTGTGGCGTTTGTGCCATCTTCGTTGACCTCTGATGCCTCAAGGGTAACTCTAAAACCTGTCTGACTAAAACGTATAGTCTTGACCACAAGTTCCAACTTGTACTCGTCCCTGACGATCTGCAAAGCCTCGTCCATGCTCGTCCTAATTCGTCCCACTTTCCTCTTATCCATTCCAACCTCCTCAAAAATAAAGTTCCAAACTTTAAGGCGTTTGGCTTGCCTTTTGAAGCTATTAATATATAGCGTTTTTCGTGCCTGTCCCTATCAGCCATAGTGACAGGGATAGTCTAAGACATTCCTCCGGCAGACTTTAGGGAGTGAAAAAAAATATATTTTTTTTTGGCATGGATACAGGACTAGACATAATAGCAGTTTTTTAACTGCATCATTTATAAGGACTTAGGCGTTAATGTCTGTTGTGTATGGGGTTAAAGTGCAGTATTTCTACTGCTATTTACAAGGTAAAAACTGTAGCAAAATCCAGGATAAAAAGGAGTTGCTTATGAAATGAAAATCGTGTAATGGAAGGGAAGCGAATTTTAATCCAGGAACACCAGGAGGGAGGAAATATGAATGTAGCCAGTTTATTTGATGGAATGAGTGGAGGTCAGCTTGCACTCGCCAGGTCAGACATCCAGGTCGATAACTATTTTGCTTCGGAGGTTGACAAGTATTCAATTAAAGTTACCCAAGCAAATTTTCCAAAGACTATTCAGTTGGGATGCGTCAAGGATATAGACCTGTCGGCTCTGCCGGAGATCGGACTGCTGATCGGTGGATCACCATGTCAGGGTTTTTCGTTTGCAGGACATCAGTTAAATTTTGACGATCCTCGCAGTATATTATTTTTTGATTTTGTCAACGCCAAGAACATTCTCAAGCCCAAGTATTTCATTCTGGAGAACGTCAGAATGAAGAAAGAGTTTCAGGATATTATCTCTCATTATCTCGGTGTGCAGCCAATAGCGATTGATTCAGCTTTAGTGTCGGCACAGAATAGGAAGAGATTGTATTGGACAAATATTCCCTATTTATTCGATCCTGAAGACAAAGGAATTTTACTCAGGGACATTGTGCATGAGAACTGCTTGGTGGACAGAGAGAAGGCTCATGCCGTGATCGCCAGTATCGGAAGAACAACCAAGAGGGAATACTTTAAGAAGAATCAGGGACAGATGGTGTGTGAAATTATGAGAAGGACTGTCCTTTCAGATAAAGAGGTCGATTATATGCTCAGGGGTAACGAGAAATGGCAACAGGCAGGTGACTGTCGGCTCTGCAGATACACACAGTATGAAGATAGAAAGTCCTTCGCTGTGACTGCAAACGTACATAAAGGAGTACCGTATAATTGTTTCTTTCAAGCCTTAGAGGAGTATATTGTGCCTTTTAATGATACGCTTAAAATACTCGATAAAGAGGTTGAGGAAGGGAAGCTCGGTTATTTTCGCAAGGACTCCCACGCCAACCGAGTGTATTATCTCAACAACAAGGCTGTGACCTTGCTCGGTGACGCAGGTGGTGGAGCAGCAAAGATGGGACAGTACATATTCGGTGAAATCAAGAAGAACTACTTCCAATATGATGTCAAAGGCAAAGGTCATGGATCTCAGGACCAAAGAGCCTACTATCTGGACGGCAAGCATGGAACTCTGCCCTCAACAAGTGGTCAGAGTAAATGTAAGGTCCTGATAAGTGGTAAGAAGTTCTACACATTGACCGAGAGGGAAAACAAAGGAATATTAATAGAAGGTTATATCAGAAAGCTGACACCGGTGGAATGCGAGAGGCTACAAACCGTTCCGGATAATTACACCAACCATGTCAGTAACACTCAGCGTTATAAGATGCTCGGCAACGGCTTCACGGTTGATATAATCGCTTGGATTTTATCCTTTATACCTAAAGAAAATGCTGTATAATGCCTTCATTATAATACAACCTTACACAAGGAGATATTAATGAAGAAAATATGTAGTAGATGTGGGATTTCTAAGCCTTTAGAGGCTTTTGCATTTCAAAACACCAAGCTAAACAAAAAGATGTCTGCTTGTAAGGACTGCATGAATAAACAACAAAAGGAATTTAGAGCAAACAATTCTGAGCTTCAGAAGAGAAAGGACAGAAAGCAATACCAAAGCCAAAAAAAGAAGAGAGTTGCCTATGCAAAAGAATACCGGAAGAAGCATCCAGACAGGACCAAAAGGACAAACCTCAAAGTGAAATATGGTATAAGCCTTGAAGAATACAATGATATGAAAGAACGCCAACAAGGTAAATGTGCAATATGTGGAAAACATGAAGATAGCTTAAAGAAATCGTTATGTGTCGATCATTGTCATTCTACTGGAGTTATTAGGGGATTGCTATGTGATACTTGTAATAAATTTTTGGGTTTTTATGAAAAGCTAAAAGGTCAATGTGAATTATATTTAAGAAAGGAGTGAAATAATGGAATTAAACAGGGACAATAAGGAGTCTTGGCTGTTCGCAGTTTGGGAAGGATTGGAAGATTTTAAGAGTAAGGCTATGTATGCAGAACTGCCAATTAAAAAACAATGGATTGAGGTTGAAATTGCTATGAAATGGATTGAGCTGGCATTAATACCGAAGCCCTCAGAGGAGAAACTTACCTTGATGCAGAACAAGAACCTATTGCAACAGCTTTACATTGTAACAATGTCAGGTGTCGAGCAACTATCACCGGAAGAATGTTCACAGATAGCTGATATGCTACTGCGAAGGAAAGGAAAGGACTATGAAGGCAGTAAGAATAATCAGAAATAGTGATGGGACATATAGTGCTTATATTTTCAATCAATGTATTTGTACTGGTACTTACGAGGAATGCGTTAGGGAATTGAGTTACCACAACGAATATGTTTAAGGAAAGGAAAGAAAAAACCGCCCTCTCCGGCTACAAGGTTGAGTTAGTATTGGAGAGAGGCGGTTCCGTTATATACCCACTAAATGTACCTACCTTCCAGCAAAAAACTCAAACCATAAACACCTCCTTCCTGTTACACATTTCAACATAAGCTGACCACTTATACGCTTAGGAAAGGAAAAAGTCAAGTGTTTCTTTTTACCTTTAGCCATTTCCATTCTCCTTTAAAAAAGTTAGAACTTCTCCTATTTTAAGACTGCCCATACAAAAATCATGCTGCTTACGATGTGTTTCGTATAATAAATTAAACCTCCTCTCTAAATTTTTCCCAAATAAACAGAAAATACATCCAGTTCTATCGTAACCCATATCATAGATCTCTGAGTATTTCAAGTCTCTTGTTTTTATATACTCCCAAATATCCTTTTCGGTCCAGAACGACATGGGATTGCTTTTGGGGTACTTAGTGTATTGGTTGCAACCACGCTTAAAGTATTGACTACGCCTCATGTTGGAGTCCTCAGCCATCATTCCCACATACGGAGCAAGCCCTGATTCCCGATCAAATTTCTTGTATGGACGCTTCTTCAGGAAATCACAACAGGCTTCACTAATTTTAAATGGTGCATCAATGAGGTAATGATATTTCTGTGGAATCACGCCTGTTGTTTGCTTCTTGCCGGAAGTTGGATTGATACCACCCCATTTCCGTAACTCTTTCTGTCTCGGATCGGAAGTGTTTCGGTAACGATTTATAGCCATAGATACCATTTTAGAAATTACAGGATACCCAACTGTTTCTATAACCTCCTTAAAAGATCTTTTCGGCTTGACACATACTACATTACTAAACTCTTTGACAAACTGCCTTATCTCTGGAAACTCTAATCCAGTATCGACAAATAAAGCTGGTGTGTCTTTAAATTCACTCCTGACCATATCAAGTAATACCGTAGAATCTTTCCCTCCAGAAAAAGAAACATACGTTTTGTCCCACCAAGATTTTTGCCATTGACGTATGCGGTTCATGGTCATTCCAACCTTAACTTCAAGTGGAAGGTTTAATCTGAACTTATAACGCCAACCTTCTAGTTTTATCGGATTATCATTCATGTCAAGGACTCATACAGATATTCTCAACTGCCCTCTCATTCATAAAATTGTTGCAATCCCTGATAAGCCTGAACCTGTGTGAAATGGTCTTGATCGAATGACCTGCTGCATAATAATTTCTAATCCTGATATGCACCTTATCCCTGGATTTCTTATTATGGAAGTCATTGACCTTCTTACACCACTCTTCAAATGAACAATCCTTCATAGAATTCCTCCTTATTTCGCTATAATAGCGCCACAACAAACGTATCTATCATTAACAATAAATGAGGTTTCTTTACAAACTGGACACATACCTTTGGTTTTCATTCTCGGATTGTCTTTTTCCCATTTTCGGCTTCTACATTTTGAGCTACAAAACCTTTGCCATTGTGTTTTCTTGGTAAATTCTTCACCACATCCTCTACACAAAGCCTCGGTCTTCTTTCTGTCTTTTACTGGCACAACTCCTGTTTTATTTCTGCATGGTTTATACTCCTCAATCAATTCTTTTTCAAATGAAACAGCGTAGTCATAATTAGGCATCTTCCATATTTTTAAACAATCTCCTGGATTAATCTCTTTAAGCTGCTCATGTGACTTGCTTATAGGTCTTGCAACACCATCGGTACTCATTCCAACATAAAGAGCCTTATTGTTTTTATCGAAAAGACCATAAACAATATAACCCCTTAAATCATTAATCTCTTGATGTGAATAAATAGTATCTGGAGTTTTTTCTTTCATGATACGTTTATAATGCATCGCAATCCACAAGTCAAGGGAAAATCACGTCCAGCGTGTACTGGTCGATACCCACCGAAATATCACATTTGAGCGCCTATTTGCCCTACTCACAGGCTTAATTTAGAGTATATTATGGTTTACCTGACTCTTTTAAGGCATCACCTAAAGACCTTGCGTTGAGATCCTTCCTGAGATTGTCTATTTTCACTCCTTTTTGTTTAACTTTCAACTGCCACCCTGCAGGTTTATCCTTGACAAGTTTCGTCATTTCACCGGACAACTTCTCTATTTCTGGAGAAGTTTTAATAATTTCCCTCTTCTGAGGCTTTTCATCGTGTCCTTTAGATTGCCAATGTTTTTCTTCAGCCGGTTCATTTCTAGCCCAATTCAATATTACGTCATAATGGCTTTTATAACTATTGAATATCTTTGGCTTAATACGACTATATCTATCAAGGCTTTCAAGTTTCTTCGTACAAGTGTGAGGGAATTTATCTTTAAGTTTTTTTAGCTGTTCATCAGTAAGAAGAACAGAAGTAAAAGTAGGATGTTTCTTTTTCTCTTCTTTATCTTTATCTATTCTATTCTCTTCTATTCTAATATGCGTACCAGTATCGTTACATTCTGTTACGCCATTGTTACATATCTCTATGAAAGGACTTAGAGCCTCTAATGTCTTTTCCAGTTTTTTTTTCTTAAAATCGAATCCTTTTCTGGAAAGGTACGTTTTATCGAGTGAAACTGGCTCTTTAGTCCTCAATTCTAAGACGATAAAGGAAACAAATCTCCACTTATCGATCTCGTCAAGCATTTCAAACCGGTCATCACCATCAAGCATCTTGAAGTAGAATTTAAACCAAATCAGATGCCGGTCTTTGTAGCCAGGATGATACTTTTCCAAGTTTTTGATGTGAAGTTTTTGCGGTTTCATTCTTCATTATTACTTCCAATTATCTATAATCGACTGATAATTCTTCTTTTTGTTTATTTCCTTTTTAAGCCTCTTAATTTCTTTCTCGGCTTGCTCATTGGCACCGTCCAGACCATACCTGCAAATCCACAGAAACACAGTAATTGTTACAACGATATGATCCCACCATGTCAGCTTAATATCACTCATTTTCAGCCTCCTGTGTCTCTCTGACCGTGTGAGAGGAAAATTTCAGTATATTCATAAAGATATTCAATACTACGATTATAACCACCACAGCAACGGCTATGGTTAGATAGAATTTCCAATTTTCAGTCACCTTTCCTCCATTTAATCACCAATCGCCCTTCTTCCATTTCCCTACACATAATCACATATAGGAATATGAGATAGTCAGCGAATAGTAACAGGAACAGCAATGCTAAGTGGAATATAGTCATTGAAATCAATTACCTCAATGTCAACTCTCGGATTTTCTTTGTCAATAGCACCAGTATAGTAGTGTGAAGAATGCAGGAAATTATCGTTATCATCTTTGATACAGCCACACTCTACAATGGCATCACACAAGAACTTCTCATGTATGGAAAGGATATTTGCCCTATCCACACGCCTTCTATCGCCTCTATGCAGGATAAAATTAAGAGCAATATACTTGAACTTGACTCCGTAAAGAGCAGGTCGTACAATGTACTTATATTTAGCCTTGAGCTTGTTGTTTACCTGATAATGCCAATTCCGGTAATTATTAAGATTGATATAATATCTCTTTGTAGGCTTAGTCTTACGCTCCAAGTCAATGAATAATGGCATTGAGATTATCATTCTATCACCAAAACATTTCACTAATATCTGTAGGACCTTGCACAATACAAAGCTGAATTAAATATTTAAGCAGATTCAACTCCTCTGTTGGCTTCACCACTTCCCTCGGTTCGTCTGTAGCTGAAGCCTTCATATCACTACTACCACGATATATTCCATCCATCGGATATTTCATCCTGACTACCGTCTGGAGTGATTGGTGAATCCTCTCTATTTGAGCATTAAGATTTTTGATTCTTACATTCTGATTGCTTATCTTCTCTTCAGCTTTCTCTTTTAACCTGTGTGCAGTCATCGCCTCATTCTTGGCATTTTCAACATCTATATCTGCTGCTTTGGCATATCTGGCAGACTCTTTATCCAGCACTCTATATTTCGCAATTAGTTCCCTCTTTGTTAATTTAGATATATTAAGCATAATATTCTCCTTTCTTAACCTGTCCTCACAGACTCACGCCTTGTCTTCTTAATCATAATGCCAGGAATCTGACCTATCTTTATATCGTTAGCCTTAACCCATGCCTTGAGTTTTGCAGGTTTGAACTCATAGACGGTCTGAGGAACCCTGCCGGATATAATCTCCTCTAATAACTCAAGAGGATGTGTGACTTCAACCTCAATATCCTCTATCCAAGATGTGCTTCCGCCACCTTCCACTTTAGATGACTTATCAACGCCACCGGAAGCGATGTTAGGATTGGCATAGGTATTGTCAGCCTGTTCTTCCAAGTCTGCCTTTTTCTCTGGATCTGTTTCCTTCTCGGCTTTCTCCCTGAGTCTTTCTTCCTTCTTCTTGGCAGCCAAATCTGCAGCCTTGTCCATCTTCTCCTGCTTCTTCCTGCGTATTTCCTCTTGTGCATCAGCCCATGCAGCCCTGATATACCTTAAATGTGCATCGGCTTCATTAAGAGGAGCCAACATAGCCTTCTCCTGTGCGACAATAGCCTTGTGTGCCTTCTGAGTGGCTTCCTTCATCGGCTTGAAATGTTTCTTGACCTGTTTAAGTCTACCTTGAAGCTGAACCATAAACTCGGTTGTAACATCAAAGGATTTTTGGTCGACAATCGCCAAGTCATTTACTTTCTCAGTTACCAAGTCAACATCGTCACTCATCTCTCTCGTAATTCTCTCTACTGCGGTTTCGGTAGTCATAATTACTCCTTTTTAAAAAAGCTGAATGCCTTCACGCCCTCTTGACACTCTGGATTATCGTTACAATATCTTACATTCATCATCGCTCCTGACATACAATCTAGCTCTTTAGAATGAACAGAGATCGCACTATCAGGTCTTTCCTTTTTGCAAATATGACAAGTCCAAGTCATCAATTCAACCCCTTCCAATTCTCCATTAATTGTGAAAATTCTAATTCCCTGTAGTACCTCTCAAGCATCTTCCGGAAAATACCCCATGCTTTAGGATGACGGCATCGGTGCATGGTCATTTTGCCCTCTATATTGAAACACACCGTCCATCTGTCACGTTTTCCTGGAGGAAGAATATGTTTATACCCTTCAAGTTGCAATATGTCTGTCAACCCTTTGAATGGACGCAATTTCCAATCGAATATTGCAAAGGGAGTGACAAGGTCCGGCTTGCCACAATACTTCAGCCTCTCGTTACATATAGGCTGTTCAATCTGATAGATAGATGTGTCGAGAATATTGAACTTATCATTCCACCAATGTACGAAAGCAGACATTGGCTTTATAATGTCAGGATCAAGGCTGTCAAAATCTAAGTCATCATGGAAATACAGCCTGATAGCCTCATGGAATTGGTCGCCTAACTCTCCCTTACGCTCCAAGACCTCTGGATCGATACCTGAGAAGTCATATAGAGGCTCGATGACCTGAGATACAGATACAATATGCTTGCCGTTTAATGTGTGCTTACGAGTCTCCTCGTCATAGATGAACATTAAGCGTTTTCATCCGCATATTTGTCTTCATCTGTTGGATTAGTACCATCATCCTCACCTGCATCCGGCATAATATCAATAGCCTGTACCTCATAGGTCTTAAACTTTTCCTTATATTCAAAAATCAAGAGACATTCTTGGTTTGTCTCACAGGCTTTAATGGCTACGTCACGCAACTTCTTGTCAAATGTCTTGTACTTTGTTCCTCCAGTTGAGCAAAGTACATATCTCGTCCATTCTTTCTTGGCATTTGGTTTTGAATGTTCTTCGGTAACTTCAGCAATACGAGTGATTACTTCAGATTCTCCGGCAGGTGGTGTATCAGTTGGAGTATCTGTTTGACTGCTCTTACTCTGTGTCTTCTTTACATCTGGCTTCTTGCCTTCTTCTTCCTGTTGCTCACCATGAGCAATATCTTCTTGTACGAATATATCCGATGCAGCAGTTACATTAAGCACACAGGCAACCTTAGACCTCTTCTCAGCCATCTTGAGGCAGGTGTTGTAATAATCGGCAGGATTGTCATGCTCAACCTTGTGCATTATCATCCATTTGCCACCCATCTTGCGTGTGCTGAACTGAGAGCCACCGATTAAATTTGGATTCCTTGTCTCCCAATATTCCTTTGGCACTTCTTCTCCTGTAGTCTCTGCTCTATAGCGCCACTTGGATTCCATTGTAGTACAAGAACCTGAGCCGGAACCAAGCCTGAGTCCTGAATTGATTGAATTTGCTACTGTTCTGACTCTATATTCACGATGACCGTCATCCAACTCGACAACTTCAACCTCTGAATCAAGGTCAAGCCTGAATGTTAGTGCCAGTTTCTCGGCACCTGCTTTGAGTAGTGCCGGTTTATCTCCGCATCCAGGAATTACTCCATAATGCGTGTCCTTCTTCATGGTATGCTCAAGCAACTGTTGTATGAGATTTACTTGTTGCCTTACGTCATCAACAGACATCGAATCTTTTACTAATGATAATTCGCTCATAACTCACCCCTTTCTCGGTCTTTTACTTGTTAAATGATACATTTCACACTCTACACAAAAACATATATGCTTGAGCCTTGTAGTCCTGCTTTTACGCTTATGATAAGCCAACTTATCTAAAGCCTGTCCTGCAGTTTTGAATTTTTCCTTCTTCTTACACCTTTTTTTTGCCATCAACCTCTTCCAATCTCTGCAAGATGCGTTTCTCAGCCTCTAATGCTTGCTCAAACTCCTCGATGTTCTTCTTTGTCTGCTTAATCAATGTTTTTATTTTTGATTCTCCACCCATAAATATCTACCTCCTTTCTCCCCTGTTAATTTTATATTATCTTTATGCCTCGTCTTCTCGCTCAATAAATTGCAATTCGTTCTGAAGGTCATCCTGAGTCAACTTCTCTTTGGCTACTACCTCCATCGTGTCCTGTCTCTCAATCTCTTTCCTGAATGCCTGTGGATAGATGTGAACTTTGCATTCAACATCCCTATACTCTCTCTTAGTAGATATTTTAAGACTTGCAATTTCGATCCTTGACTTGACTGCATTTATCTTTGCTGTGAAATCAGCCATGACTTCCTTCTTCTCATTCTCCACTCCGGATAAATCCTGTTCGTCTTTTGCAAGCTCAGAACCCAACGTCAGCAATTCGTCATCGGTCAAATCAACAGGCAATTTCCTTTTCACCATATAATCAGGCATTATGACTCCTTTCTATTTAACTTTTTTCATTAACTCTTTGACTAATTTAACGTGGTCGGTTGTATCGACTTCTATCATTCCAGACGCATTCTGCTTCCCTTCACCATAATTAGAAATATCATACCAAAATTCATGTAAAACGCCATGAGCAACGCTAACAAATTCAGCCTTGATGTGGTGCTTCTCCAGACCATCTACCCTGATTGATATTTCCAAGTCTCTCATTTCAGCACAGCCTTCCTTCCGTCATCGCTGACTTTCCAATTTTCCAATTCACCATAAGGAATGCCCTGAGAGGCTACAAACTCCCTAAGAGTATGCTTTATAGACATGGCATCGCTCTGTTGAGACACCTGACCAATCTTCCTCTTTGCCTGTTGGTACTGTATTTCCTTGTCTACATCAGCAATACGCTTATTCCAAGTATTATGAGAAACCTGATATTGTTGGAGTATGCCCTTGACTTCTGGAGTCAACATATACTCAGTTGGTGGGATAGCCTCCTGAATCATTTCATGGACCTTATGCTCTTTAACAGGCACAGCCTCTCCAGGCTTTATCTCGTCTACTTTCTTCTCCTCTTTCTCCACCACCACCTCCTCTTCTGGCTCCTTAGCACACGACACACTACACGCACTAATAATTGCCAATAGGATTACAATTATAGTTTTCTCAATCATGCCCTTGCTCCTTTCTTCTTAATTCCTAATTTTAACAATATCTCTTCTCTCTTTGCTTTGTTCGATAAGTATGTAGTGACAGTCGATTTATTTAAACCTAACCTGTCAGCCATTTCCTCGATATTCATGCCATATTTCCGGACATACTTTGAATTGTAACAACCCTTTAAATCCTTTGAATGCAGAACACCATGACAAACCTTGCACACAACTATTAGATTTGACATATCATGATTGTAGTTAGTTTCGTCAATATGATGTATTGTTTTTGCGTTTTTACCGCATACCTCACATTTTCCCTTAGCCTGTTTCAGCTTCTCAAGCCGGTTCAGCTTCATTTGATGATGGTCTTTATAACCAGCAGATCCACCATTCCAGTTGTGGTTATTCTTTCCGACACGGCTATCATTCTTTTTTGCAGGGTAAAGTTTTTTTACGTTTTCCATTTTTTTTATCCCATTCTCTACTTTGACACTCAGGATTAGGACACTTAACAGGTCTTTCAACTCTCGGAAACCACATAAACCCACAATCCCCACATTTCACTTTCTGTATTTTCATATTAGCTTACTACTACAAGTAACGGTAAATGTCAAGAGAAAAATTTGGGGAAAAATAAAAAAAATTGTAAGTCTCTGAGGTTTAAAGGGTTGTATATATAGCATGGAGAGCAGGACCGAACAGCCCTGCCCTGAAAAGAAGTTTTATGAAATTACTACACTTGACCAATCAACGAGTTTTATAATATCATCTACTTTTTGTTTCGTGTTTGTTGCTCTTAATTCTATTGGATTTTTAACATCACTTATAAAATAGGCTTTCAGGTTTGATTTGTATGTAGAAATATTTGCATCTGAATTGGCAATATCATCCCTGTACTTTTTAAACAACCTTACCCCTTTTTTCTTTTCCTTTTCTTTGGCTTCAGCCTTATACCCATTAAGCCAGCCAGCAGGTTCGGTCACAGTAACCACGCCACCACTTTCAGAACCTTCCCAACCATCTTTAAGTTGACCATGCTGTGTTTGAGTTATTTCAAAGCAAACAGCATTAGGATAATAATTACGCTTTTTTACTTGTAATTCTGTTATTGATAATTCAGTATTAGTATAACTAACTAAATTACCACCACTACTATTAAAAGTTGCTATATACATTTTAAATTCTCCTTATAAATTAAGCATAAACTACCTCAAATCCCCATACCCATACCAAACTACCAATAGTATCACTTGCTTCTCCACCTTGTCTCTCAAACTCTATTACTATCATTTCTGCCGTATTAAAAGTAAGTCCATTCCATGCAGCAGTTATATCTGTTATTACAAATTCATCAGCAGTAACGGCATAAGTCGTAATAGCTATATTATCATCTGTACCACCAGTACCCCTATCATCACCAGTATTCCTTGCAAAACCATCCATTTTAACATATGCATTTCCTGTAGCTGCTGCTGTCCAATACACTTTTAAAGATGTTAAACTTGAAAAATCATCTGGTACTGACCATTTCCCATCTGCATATTCAGTAACACCATCAGTTAATGTTACGGCTGCTCCTGGCAACCGTTCCGTCATATTGCTGGCATCCGAGTGACCTGCATCAATCCAGATCGTCTTGTTGCCACCACCACCAGCAGACACAACGGGCGTGCCATCTGCTTTGGTATAAGCTATACATTGTACTGTGTTTGCTCCTGTTGATTGAAAGACTGCCACATCACCAGCAGCAGTAGTTATATTAGCTTCTCCAGGTAAATCAAGATTAGTTGCATGGTGTGTCATTGTTAATACACCGTCAAACTGTACCGTAAATTGTCTATCTGCTGCAACAGTAAAAGCTGCAAAGTTAGTAGTACCTGTTATATCAAAATAATCTCCATCAGTATCTATAACACAAGGTGATGCAGAAGCTATGTCTCCACCTTTCTCACATTGAATATAATTACCATTAGCATCAAGGAAGCCACCTAATTGTGGCGATGTATCGGCTGCAACACTCGTAATCTTAGTGTCTGCATAAGCCTTAATGCTCTGCTGTGTTGCAAGCATGGTTGCTGAGTCGGTTGCCATATTGTCTTCATCTAAACAATCTGATATGTTGGCAGTTGTAGGGAAGTCAATGCTATTACTATTAAGGTCTAAATCTCCTCCAAGCTGAGGAGTCGTATCCTCAACAACATTTGCCATTCCACCACCTGCCGCTCCATCATCACCACTTCTTACAAACTGTACGCTTATTGGATCTGCGTCTGTGAAACTTCCTGCACCAGTTACATAAGTAACCGCCACCTTAGAATAGGTTGAAGCAGAGGTCACGGCACCTGTCACATTGAAGATTGCAAAGACACCGTTATCTGCCTTCTTCTTCAGGGTAACAGTTCCTTGAATCGTAGCAGTAGAGTCATCCCAACTATCAACGAATGAATTTATAGATGCAGAATTTACATCAACGTCATCCATGTATAATACAGTAGCGCTTGCTACGGTGGCGTTATTAAGCCATGTTTTACTGGCACCCTGATCCGTGTCTGTAGTCGTATCTTCAAATAACATATCAAGACCGGCAGGATCACCTTTGGTCCCTGCTCTTATGAAGGCAACATTAACTGGATCAGCGTCAGTA